TGTGCAGATGAACAATAGCGTGAAAAAGAGTGCTTTTGAGAGATTTTTTATGGCAACTGCGCCGCGTGTATTACGTTTTTTACCATCCCCGCCGCGCATGTACATACTTCATTTTTCTGCCAGACAACAGGGCAACTCCCCGTGACTGACAGCCCCAAAAAATCAATGATTGATGTTGCATTTTTGTTAAAGGTTAGACCAGTTGTTTTAGGGCTCTGCCTCATAATCCGGTGGGGGGTGCGCAAAGCGGTTACAACGGTTACAACACTCAAAAACACCACTTAACAGCATGATTTTAAAGGATATTGTTTGTAACCGCTTTGCGGTTACACTGCGGTTACAACGGTTACAGGTTTCAAAAAGCACTTTATTATCAATCAATTAAAAACTTAACCTGTAACCGCCTGTAACCTAACAAAACGGTTACATGTAACCGCGTTGTAACCGCTTTTGTAACTCATCGGACCAGTTATAATATATTGATATATAATATAAAAATAAGTAATTTTAAATTTGTAACCGTTGTAACCGCTTTGCGCACCCCCCCCCAAACTTTAGCGAGACCCTTTAAAATGTTAATTAAACTCACTTACTCTGTGTCTCTCTCGTTAACTTTCTGTTATTGAAATGTATCTCTCCACTGTTTGACTCTTTCTCATAATCAGGGGAAGCAAAAAATTGATGGCGGCACTACTGCAATATGGCCACCATTGCATTGCTGTTACCGTTGGTTCTGGCCAACAAAAAAGGTCAGCGGGAAACTGACCTCTTTTGCTGTGAATGCGGCGTTCTGCGGGTTACTCTGCTGGCTCTTTTTCTTCGGTGATCACTATGTTGGCTACCGGGTTAAATCTCATGGCATCTGCCAGATAATCCGGTGCAAAATGTGCGTATGCCATAGTCTGCTGAATTGTCGCATGCCCAAGGATTTTTTGTAGCGCAAGAATGTTGCCACCGTTCATCACAAAGTGACTGGCGAATGTATGCCGCAATACATGCGCAGCCTGCCCCCTCGGTAAATCGGGTTTTATTTTTTTTAATGCCCGGCAAAACTCTCTGTACTTCACATCAAACAGTCGCCCGGTTTCTTTTGTTTTTACGGCATCGCATATTTCCTGCGACACAGGCACCGTTCTTTTTCTACCGTTTTTGGTTTCCAGAAACGTTATTCTGTTATGAACTATTTGCTCTCCATGCAATCTGCTGGCCTCACTCCAGCGGGCTCCGGTACAAAGACACAAGAGCGCAACCCTTCGTTGATCTCCATTCAGCCCGTCAAGCAACAATGTGACCTCGTTTTTTGATAAAAAGGCCATTTCCCGCTGCTTTACATAAAGAACAGGAATACCACGAACCGGATGTTCTGCATCCCACAAACCGATCTTTTTCAGGGCTGTAAACATCCCCGATAATCTGTTCATGTATCTGTTTGCTGAGGACGGCTTTAATCCTTCCGCAATTTTCTGCGATCGCCATGCAATGATTTTTAATTTGTTGAGTTCTGCCGCAAACATGTCAGCTCCAAGCTCATTAATAATTTTGCCAAGTTGCTGTTTATCCGTGTTTGCCTTTCGCCTGTGCTGACCGTGATAGACCCACCACAATTCCAGTAAATCGCTAAGCGTTCTCCGGTCGCGATAGCCCTGTATAAACTCGCGCTTTTCGGCGTTCGCTATGATGTACCGTTCAGTTGCTGTAGCTATCGATTTTTTGTCAAATATTCTTCTGATGCGCTTCCCTTTACGTCCGCATGGCCTGATATCGAGCAGCCACCGCCCATCATGCATCTTTCTGATCGGCATGTTTAACTCCCCTCCTTGTAACTGAATATCCGGCATTTCAGTACTTCCGGCTCTCTGGCCTCGGCGACCCCTCTTCCGGCGTTTGCCTGTCTGGAGACCTCACTACGAATGGTTTTGCGGCCTGTCAAAGGTCGGGAACGTCCGGCTGCGAGCAACTCAATCATTTCGCGGTCAGTTCGGATCTCCACGCGGTGAATAGCGGCAGCCTGTGCCAGTTGCGGAATACTGATAGCAATCCCCTCGCGGCATCCCTTGCCGTAGTGGTTTACACCGTATTTTGTTATGCCGTCCAGATAGTCGAACGCCTCCCAGAACGCTATTACTTCCGGCAAGTCATCCGTTACCGCTTTAACTTGTTCCGCTGCCATTCGTTCCAGTTCCTGGCATGTGGCATTAAGCCATTCATCCGGGATATCAATAACGCATTTCAGCGCCCTGACCAGCGCAATAAGTTGCGCGTGATTTTTGGCAATACGGGGATGGAGAATATTTTCGCAACCGCAAAGGCGGGTCGTTTCAGGCTCTGAGAGCGCCAGAAACATTTCCATAATTGCCCGTTCACGGCTGACTGCCCGATGAATAAACCCTGACACCTTCTCAACGGGGTAGAGTTCCAGTCGTCTCGCCGCCAGCCGGGTATCAGACGAGTGGCGCTTTTTATCGGTATATATGCGAATCAGTCGCTCAATAATTGCAAGTGAGGCGTTTACCCTGGCATTCTGTGCAATCACGATAGCGCCCTTAAAATCCGGGTCATAGGTGTTGTTATTGTTGGTCTTAACGCCACGAACGCCGATACCGCCGCCGTTATAGAGGCTTTTCAGGTTATCGAAGTCAAACGCACCTCTTTTTTGCGCATTGCCTCCCCGGTCTGCTTCAATCAGAACAACAGGTAATCCGGCGACCTGTCCAAAGGTGCGCTTCCAACCCGCCTCTGATCCTTTGGTTGGATCAACGCCTTCATAGTTGTCACGACCGCACAACCGCCAGCAAAAATCAATCAATGTTGATTTACCCGTTCCGGGCTCCCCGGTGACTTCAAGGAAGGGGAAGAATTCTTCTTTATCCCGGATTTGTTCGCTGAACAGGGAGCCCAACCAGAAAGCCAGGGTAATAATTCCTTTTTCACCAAAAGCCAGCCAGAGATCTTCCACCCAGGACTCTGTAAACTCATCCGGTTTTTTGTAGTTAATCTGTAATGTGGGTTTTTCGCTTAATGGTTTTGCGTTTATGCCATCAATTTCAAAATAATCTTCGTCATTGATTTCATAAGTTTTTCCCTTGTAAACAGCAATATCATTAAACAGCCATGCCCCAATCGCCTTGTTGTATCCGATAAAATCCTGACCAATAACCTCTTTTATTGCGGGAAGGTCATTTTTTATTAATGCGTCAAGGTGCGCAGTTGTTCCGGTATAAATGCCGCCTTTTGCCACATGCAACAGGCGTTTTTTAAATTCAGATGCGGATGTCAATTGTCCTGATGTAAAGGTGTTTTTCACCGTAGCACCATCCGGGAACGTAACACGGAAGTAATACCATGCTTCATCCGTGTCATTATTTCGAATGTAATAAAGCGGCGCTGGGTTACAGTTTGCGATTTCTTTTACTGCGCCAGATTCCTTAAGTGCAATTTTGCGCGCTTCATCCTCATCAACACTTCTCTCATTCTTGGCACGCTCTACAGCTTTCATATAGCGCTCAATGTCCAGTTTGAACCAGAAAACACGGTTATCAAAAGTAAAATGAAATTCCTTCCGCTCACGAAAGGAAAATATTATTAGCGCCTTATCTCTCGGAGATTTCGCCAGCAATAAATCACCGTAATGACGGTATCTTTTCACATCATGGCCACGCAGCTTTCCGGCGATGTGTAAATCATTCCAGTCGCGTTTATTGTTGTTTTTACCTGGCAACGCCGCTGCCGTTCTCCAGCCGTCTTCGGCGCTGCGTTCTGCATGTTTTTTCGCGTAACGCTCACCCGCACGCCCGTTATCCAGCGCCCACACAATAACCGGACGGGGATTATCCCCGCACAGCTTCGCCAGCTCTTCCAGCGCCTTATCAGGGTAGTTCACGGCAGACATGACAGAAACGGCCGCAATGCCATTCTGGTTAAGGCTGATGGCATCAAAGATGCCCTCACAAATCCAGATTTCTTTGGCCTTGCTTAAATCTGCTCCCGGATAAGCCCACCACAACCCCTTGTAGCTGCCGGAAAAATTCGCCTTGCGCGCGAAGCGTCCCGGTCGGTCTATGATGCGCTCCCACCACACGCCGTCAGCCAGCGTAAAACGCACAGTAGCGGCCTGTTCGCCGTTTTCCTTGTCCTGGTATCGCTCCTGAGTAAATGCGCCCTTCAGTGGCCCCACAGCAATATTGCGCGCCTCCTGAAGATAAGCTGCCACCGCTGCATATGGCTCGTCTTTCGTGCTGATATAACGATCTGACCATGATGAAAACACATCCGGGTAAAGTTCTTTGGTCAGCAGGTCTGTACCGCATTTATTTTCGCGCCCACAGTGTACGATGTACGGCCTTTCAAGGCTGGTAAACAACTCTTTCTTTCCACATTGCGGACAAACACCATACCGGAGGTAGTTATTTTCTTCTTTGAAGTTGTAATCACGGATAAGACGGTTAATAATCTCTTTTCTGATGTCAGATTTCATATATAAAACTCCACCCCACTGCACCTTTTGCCGTGGGGTTTTTTTAATTACTCGTTACTTATTGCTTTGGCAATCCCGGCGGTTTCAGCACTATGCCATGAAAAAATTCCGCCAGAAGTATGCATTCCTGACTTAATCACTCGTAATTCCCGATAAAGAATGTTAGTTAATGATTCCATTTCATTAATTTGCACTGGCATTCTCTCACTGGTATTAATTTCACCTGTCAATGCTGAAAGGAGCGCAATAACATTTATTACATCTTCAAGATTCTCAATGGAATCTTCCGTGAAAAAACCAGCGTATTCTTTTTTGTATATATTGCGGATATTCTGATTTTTAGACATAAAAACTCCCCCGACCCGTTAAGATCGAAATATAAATTTAATTCAGTTATCAGTTGGTAATTCGGTAATCAGTCGGAAAGCTGCGTCACCTTCAACGCTTTGAAATGTGTCATTCCCAGCTCTTCCAGCCCTTCGGCTGCGCGGCGTATGGCTTCGCCCGGTCCCGTTCCGTATACCGTTGCATGTGCATGTTTGGTTAACCCACGTTTATTAACGGCATAACCCAACACAAAGAAACGTTTTTCACCACTGCCATTATTTTTACGGGATATTGAACGGCTTTTCATTTCTTCACCTTTACCACTGATGCTGTGAGTTCTTCTTCTGGCAATTGATATTTCGGCGCAATTTCTTCCGTATACCTGATAGCGTCCCTTGCCGCTTTTCCTTTTGATTTATATTTACGTATCGTGTGGAAGTTTTCTTCCTCTCCTGTTACCACATTACGCAATTTAATATGAATCTCGTACATCATTACCCCTCCATGATTTTTACTGCGCATTTGTGGGTTAATCGCCCCTGTTTGTCATTGCGGGAATATGCCATACGACAGGTATCACGCCATGCATCGTCATAAGTCGGATATTCCCGGGAATGAATCATCTGGCGAACGTCGCCGTTCTGGTAGTTAATCAGGGTGATAAGGAGCTTAAACATGGCACGCCTCCCGGACACGGATACGGGCAACAAAGACCAGACGGGATGCCGGAAGCAGGGCGCGCGCTTCGCGCTCACTGGCAGCGGTAACGGTATGAAGGCGGATATTTTTACCGTGGCACTGCATAAAGCGCCAGATAAAATCAGGGCGTGTTGATATAGCCATTTTGGCGGCTCCTTGATTAAGTTTACGGAGTCTCGCCAGCACGCTGTCAAACATGGTGGCGGGACGTAACAGGGTTGACAGACTGGCAATCAAGGAACCAGCGAGCGCAAAGG